ACCGCTGTCATACGCCGCGTGCTGACGCAGTTGATGAACGGCGGCGGTGTCGTATCGCTGCCGGGTATCAAGGCCCGCGTTTATTCGCTCTACGCGAGAGTGCCGAGGGAAAAGCATCACTCGGGCTCGGGGCAGGTGGCGGGCCGCATCACGATACCGCAGTTCAATTGGAAAGGTACGAGGCTGGGATGAATCACTGCGAAATCGGTGACTGCCGCGAGATCATGCGCCGCTGGATCGACGATGGCGTCAAGGTGCAGATGTGCGTGACGAGTCCGCCGTACTGGGGTTTACGGGATTACGGAGTACCCGGGCAGCTCGGCCTCGAATCCACGCCCGAGGAATACGTCGCCAACATGGTCGAAATGTTCCGGCTGGTGCGCGAGCTGCTGGCGGATGATGGGACGCTGTGGCTGAATCTCGGGGACTCGTATTGCGCCAGCCCTAAGGGCAATCTTAACGGCCAAGACAAGAGTGGGCTGACGTCTACCAGAACTCAGGAGGCGTCGATTGTGGGGTTCTCAAAGCGCGGCAGCAATGTTCCACAGACCAAGAATCCCAACGTCTCTTACCCAGCCGACGCAGGACATCGTCGCGTCTACATTCCCGGACTTAAGCCCAAAGACCTCGTAGGCATCCCGTGGGCTGTAGCACGCGCACTCCAAGCGCCCTACTACACTGGACGGATTCCTAGAGAGCGTGATCGGGTTTGGTTGGCCGCCATGATTGATGGCGAGGGAAGCATTTGCGGATTTGATCATGACAGAGCGGACGGTGGTGGCCATAGGAGCGGGGTCCACATCACAATTACCAATACGTCAATTCCGCTGCTTGATGAGGCTGCGCGCATTTGGCCTACAAGTCGCAGCGAGCATCAACGCCCTTATGCTGGACATTTAGGCACCAAGATTTCCTATCGCTGGTTGGTTCACAGCGTCGAAAACAAACTCGCTGTGTTACGCGAATTGTATCCGCACCTGATCGCAAAACGTCAGCAGGCCACCGTCGCTTATTCAATGCTACTGCTCATGGCAGATGCGAAGCGCCTCGGGCACTCGTCTCAGAAGGATGCGACGTTAGAAAAGCGGGCACTTCTGACTGCGCTACTTTCCGATCTCAATCACCAACGCCCAGTGACGCTTCCTGATTGGTTGACGGAGCCGCCAAGTCTCTTTGAACCGGGCTGGTATTTGCGCAGCGAGATTACCTGGTGCAAAAAGGTTCCGATGCCAGAATCCGTTACTGACAGGCCGACTTCTGCGACGGAAAAGATTTTCCTGCTCAGTAAGTCCGGACGCTACTACTACGATGCCGATGCCGTGCGTAACCCGCCGTCAGAAGCGTTCTTGAATGATCCACGATGGGAAACAGGATCAACTCTTGAGAACGAGAAAGACGGGTACGAGGCTGCTGGAGCGCAGAATCCGAAGAAGCTGCATCGCATGTTCGACAAGCAGCGCGGCCACTCCAGACCCCACGCGGGGTTCAATGACCGATGGGACTCCATGCCGAAGGCCGAACAAATGAAGTTCGGCAGCAACATGCGGAATTACTGGGTACTGGGGCCAGAGCCGTACCCGGAAGCGCATTTCGCCACCTTTCCACGTGAGATTCCGCGACGTTGCATCCTCGCTGGCTCGCGCTCGGGTGACATCGTGCTTGACCCCTTCATGGGGAGCGGAACCACTGGAGAAGTGGCGCAGAATCTCGGACGTCAGTGGTTGGGCTGCGAGTTGAATCGGGATTACGTTCCGCTTCAACACGAACGCACGAAGCAACTTGGGATGGTGCTATGAGCGTCATTGCCGAGAAGCGCGTCGATCTCGATGTCGATTTTACGAACGCGCCGACCGTTTTCGATTTCTTCGAGGACGATTCGTTCGTCACCGGCATCATGGGGCCGGTGGGAAGCGGAAAATCGTACGGGAGCGCGGCAAAACTCATGATGAAAGCGCTGGAGCAGAAGCCCTCCCCACGCGACGGCATCCGCTATTCGCGCTGGGCGGTGGTGCGCAATACGTACGGAGAACTGAAAACCACGACGCTCAAAACCTGGACGGAGTTGTTCCCCGAGCACCAGTGGGGGCGGCTCCTGTGGACGCCGCCGATCACGCACCACATCCGCATGCCGAAACGCGGCAAGATTCCGGGGCTCGACGCGGAGTTCATGTTCCTCGCGCTCGACCAGCCGAAGGACGTTCGCAAACTCCTCTCGCTCAACATCACCGGCTATTGGGCGAACGAGGCCCGCGAGCTCGGTTTCTCCATCATCACGCATCTGAATCGACGCTGTGGACGATTTCCAGATAAGAAGATTCACGGCGGCCCGACCTGGCGCGGCGGCATTCTCGACACCAACGCCACCGACGAGGATCACTGGTGGTATCGCATCGCGGAGAAGGAGCGCCCCAAGGGCCGCTTCAAGTGGAGTTTCTACAAGCAACCGCCGGCCGCCTTCGAGCTGAAGGGCGAGCCCACCGCCGAGGAGGCCGATTCCTGCATTTTCGCTGCTGGCCGCTGGTGGCGCTTCAACCCGGACGCGGAAAATCTCGCGCACCTTCCGGAAGGCTACTACGAGCAGCAGATGGCGGGTGTGAAACTGGACGAGATCCGGTGTTATGTGGCCGCGCAGTACACGTTCGTCGCCGACGGCAAGCCGTTCTGGCCGGAGTTCGACCAGGAGGCGATGACGGGCGAGCCGAAATTGGCGAAGGGCATTCCGCTACAGGTGGGACTTGATTTCGGCTTGACGCTGAATCCCGCCGCCGCCTTCGGCCAGCGCATGCCCGACGGGCATTGGAACATCCTCCACGAAATCGCTCTCGACGAAATGGGCCTCGAGCGCTTCGGGCAGCGGCTCCTCTCGGATATGCAGCTCCACTTCCCGAACGAGAAAGTAATCGCCTGGGGCGATCCCTCGGCCGAATCACGCGATCCGGTCTACGAGCGCGTGTGCGCGGATTATCTGCGCGGGCTCGGGCTGCAGTTGCGCCCCTGCGAGACCAACGATGTGGACGCCCGGCGCGACGCCGGCGCCGCCCCCATGCTCCGGAGAAATGGCCTTACCATCCATCGCAACTGCAAGTACATGGTGAAGGCGTTGGCCGGCGGCTACCACTTCAAGCGCGTGCGGGTCGGCGGCAAGGACTTCTTCCGCGACAAGCCGAACAAGAACCTGCTCTCGAACATCGGCGATGCCTACGGCTATCTCATGCTCGGGGGCGGGGAGTACCGAAAGCTGACGCGCGCCGCGCCACTCAATCCCGCCTTCGCGCAGGGCAGTTTCAGCGCCAAGACGGACTTCGACGTGTTTGCGGCGTGATGCCGATCGACTACTCTACCTATCCGCCGGACTGGAAACTGCGCAGCCGGTTCGTGCGCTTCTACAGGGCGCGCAATCGCTGCGAGTGGTGTGGTGCCGAGAACGGTAAATCGCATCCACTGACCGGCAGCCGCGTCGTGCTCACGGTCGCGCACGTCTACGATATGACGCACGCGAACGCGAGTCTCTTGAACCTCGCCGCGCTCTGCCAGCGCTGCCACCTGAATCATGACCGAGCGCACCACATGGAAAATGCCTGGAAAACACGCCGGCTGAAAAAGGCGAATGGCGAACTCTTTTGACGCGGAAGCCCTCAACGCCGCCCTCCCCCGCCCGGCGGATACCTGGATCGTTCCCTTCGCCGATTACCACTTGATCATCGTCGGCGAGCCGCACCAGGCGCTCATGGAACAGGTGCGCCACGGCCCCGCATTCACGCTGATCCACGAAGGGCGGATCGCCGCGTTGTGGGGACTCGTCCTCCTTTGGCCGCACGTGGCCGAGGCGTGGATGATCGCGACCCCGCAGTTGAAGCCGATCGCCATCCCCTTCACCTACGGCGCGCGGCGCTTCTGCGCTATCGCCGCGCAATCACTCGACTTGCATCGGATGCAGATTCACGTGCAAACTTCAAACGCTGTGTTTCTGCGCTGGGCAGTTGCGGCGCGCTTTCGCCCCGAAGCAGTGCTGAAACGCTATACCTCGACCGGCGAGGACGTTTACGTGATGGCGAGATTTTTCAAGGAGCAGCCATGAAAGAAATCGGCAAGGTACTTGACCCGCTCGGAGGCACGATGAAAGTGGCCGGCCCCATGTTGGGCGAGGGCGGATCCGCTCCAAAAGGGGCTGGCGATCAGCCGATCCTGGCACGGCAGGAATCAGAAGCCGATGTCGAGCGCCGCCGCCTGCTGGCTGAGCAGCAGGCCCGCCAGCGCGCGGCGCGCCGCGGCGGCTACCGGGCGCTGCTTTCCCAACAGCGTCTTTCTCCCGAGACCGGCCTGCAGACGACTTTGGGCGTCGCCTAACCCGTGGCCGAGGCGAAGAAAAGAACGGGAAAACTCTCCCCCAAGGAGATCCGCGCCCGCTTCGACAAGTGCGACAAGAAGTGGGAGGAAACCCGCGCATTGGTCGAGCTCTGCTACACCTTCGCCTGCCCGCAGCGAAACCTGTTCGATGGGCAGTACGAGGGCGGCACCCAAGGCGGCGGCAAGATGAATCTCGTGTTCGACTCGACCGCGATCTCCTCGCTTGACCGCTTCGCCAACCGCATCCAGGCCAATGTCTTTCCGCCGCAGGGCGAATGGTGTCGGCAGGAAACCGGGACCGACATCCCGGAGGGCGCGCGGGAGAAAACGCAGAAAGTCCTCGAAGCCTTCAACAAACGCATGTTCGCCGTCATGCGCTCCTCCAACTTCGACATCGCGATGGGCGAATTCCTGCATGACTTGGGCATTGGCACCGCCCACATGATCGTGCAGGCGGGCGACGCGGTGAATCCGGTCAATTACACCGCCGTGCCGCCGTACCTCGTGCGCTTCGAGGAGGATGAATTCGGCAAGCCTTGCAATCACTTCCGCAAGATGAAAGTGAAAGCCGAGCTGATCGAGACCATGTGGAAGGGCGCGGACCTCGACAATGACTTGACAACCGCCGTCAAGGACAAGCCCTACGATGAAGTCGATCTGCTGGAAGCCTCACTCCGTGACCGCGAAACCGGACGCTACCACTATCACGTGCTCTACAAGGAGCATGAGGTTTTCTACAAGGCGAAGCGCTACTCGAACTGGTTGACGGCGCGTTACTCGAAATTGCCCGGCGAGACGATGGGCCGCGGGCCGGTGATTTCCGCGCTCCCCGATATTCGCACCTTGAACAAAGTCAAGGAACTGGTGCTGAAGAACGCCGCGCTTGCGGTCTCCGGCGTATACACAGGGCGCGACGACGGCGTGTTGAATCCCAACAACGTCAAGATCACGCCGGGAATGGTGATCGGAGTCCACGCCAATGCCGGCCCGCAGGGACCGTCACTGCAGGCGTTGAAATCCGGCGCTGATTTCAACGTCGCGCAGTTGATCGTGAACGACCTCGTGATGTCCATCAAGCGCATCCTGCTCGATGAATCACTGCCGCCGGATACCGCGAGCGCCCGCTCCGCGACCGAGATCATCGAGCGCATGAAGGAACTCGCGCAAAATCTGGGCTCGGCCTTCGGGCGCCTGATCGACGAGGTGATGATCCCGCTGGTGGAAATCACGATGTACGTGCTGGACGAGGCCGGAGTGGTGGACTTCCCGCTGCGGATCAACGGGCGCGAGGTCAAGGTGACGCCGGTCGCGCCCCTTGCGATGGCGCAGCACCTGGATGAAGTTGAGACGATCGTGAATTACACGATGATGATGGGCCAGTTATTCGGGCCTGAAGGCCAGGTCGCAGTCAACGAATCGGTGGCGATCGACTACGTTGGCGACCGGTTGGGCGTACCGCTCTCCATTCGCCGCAATGCGACCGAGCGCGCCGGCAAGGTCGAAGAACTCCAGGCGCAGATCGCCGCCGCCGCGCAAGCCGCTGGCGCCGCACAGGCGCAACAAGCAGGCGCGGCAAAGCAACCAGCACCAATGCCGATGGCGGCGTGATGCCTTCAAAAAGCGCCAAGCAGGCGAGAACGATGCGGGGTGCAGCGCATGATCCAGCGTATGCAAAGAAGATGGGAATCCCGCAATCGGTCGCACGTGAGTACGTCGCGGCTGACAAGCACAAAGCGAAGAAGCGCGGAAAACGCCACATGATGAGGGATGCGAAAGCATGAGATTTGATGATCCACAAATGCTGCGAGTTTGGAGAACATGGATTCAAATGCGCTATAGATGTCGCAGCGTAAAAAAATACTCCGGCATCACTGTTTGCGACTCATGGAACAACAGATCCGATGGCTTTGCCAATTTCCTGAGAGATATGGGAATTCCTGACAACGGAAAAAGCATGGATCGAATTGACGGATCGAAAGGCTATTCTCCAGACAATTGCCGATGGGCAACCGTAACGATTCAAAATAGAAATAGGCGTACCATCAAGTTATCAGAAACAATCGTCTTTCACGCCAGAAGATTATATGCAATGGGAATCTCTGGTCGAAGATTGGCGAGGATTCTAGGTGTTTCTCCTGAGACAATGCGCGATGCACTCATCATGAAAACATGGAAAACGAATGGGCTGGGATGATCTCGACGAAGTAAAGCTGCCGCCGGTCGGTGATATCGACCTGACGGATAAGTTGTTCATGGAAGCGCTGAATACTCCAGCGGGAAAGCGCTTGCTTGCCTACTGGAAACGCACTTATCTCGATAAGCCGGTGTGCGAAGTGGGCGCCGGCTCGGATGCCGGTTTTCACCGCGAAGGGCAAAACTACGTCGTGCGCGAAGCGCTGACGCGAATGGACCGCGCACTCAAACCGAAAGGAGCGAAATAATGGTCGAAGCCGCAGCAGTAGTCACAGATGCCGTACCGAATCCAGATGCAAAAGGCTTGATCGACGACGCCAAGCCTGTCACGGATGCGCCGAAGCCGGAAGATCAGGATGGCGTTGCCGGCGCGCACTTGGTCAAAGACACGACTGCGGATGCGCAGGCCGCCGAACTCGCCAAGCGCGAGCGCCCCGCCTACCTGCCGGAGAAGTTTTGGGATGCCGAGAAGAAAGAAGCGCGGCTCGATGTCATGTCGAAATCCTATTCCGAACTCGAAAAGAACTTCAAGCTCGGCAAGCACAAGGCTCCCACCGACGGCAAGTATTCGATGGACGTTTTTGCCGACAAGATTCCAGAGAATGATCCGCTGCGCACGGCCTACATCGCTTGGGCGACGAAGTATGGGCTATCCCAGGGCGCATTCGACGAGTTGGCCGGGCAGGTATCCGAACTCTCAGCCGCCAGCGAGAAGGAATTTCAAGTTTCCTACAAGGCCGAGCGCGAAGCTCTCGGCGCGAATGCGGATGCCATCATCAACTCGATGACCGATTGGGCGCGCGGGTTTGTCAGGTCCGGCGTCTGGTCAACCGAAGACTTCGAGGAGTTCAAGGTGATGGGCGGCACCGCCGCTGGCATGCGGGCTCTGATGCGGATGCGGGAAAGTTACGAGGGTCGCATTCCCATCGATCACACGACACCCTCCGCTGACCGGCCGACGCGGGAGGAACTCGATTCGATGGTCGGCGACAAGCGCTACCTGGAAG